CGGTACTCCACATCCGCGACCCGCCGCCGTCCGTTCTTCAGCCGGCCGCCCACGAAGCCGCCCTTGTCCTTGGCGGCGTCACGGTCGTCCTTGCCCATGGCCCAGTACTCTTCTGATGTCTCTGCGGTCCGTTCCGTCTTTTTCAGCCGTTCGCAGAGGCCGGTCCATGTGGTCTTTTTATTTTTCCACGTCTTCGCCTTCCGGCTTCTGGCGCAGGCTATTGCAAATTCACGAATCATTTGCGCCTCCTTATAATAGGAACTTCACCGTGTTCGAACCTTGCCTGCCTTGCAATCCGGAACGCCCTAACGGTAGCGATGTTGTCCCGGTCTCGCACGTAATTGCTGTCATCGCCAAAAAGTTCGAACCTCCCATGCTTATTGATGCCGGGATGCGCTACGAAGTAATCCCCGTCGATGGTTTCAAAGTTAAAAGGATACGGTCCGCCCTTGATACCGGGGAATCCACTATAGCCCCAATCTGAGCAAAAGTAATCAATATCAGCTATATCATCGCCATCAGGGATACCGGCCACTACAAGGACGGGATGGGTAGGAATCTTAATATCACCCGTTTTCTCATCCACCCCAAATCCACTGAAACTATAGATTTTTTTAGCATCTTCCTCTGTCATTTTGCCTTTGACCTCAACATAGAGATCACCCCCTGCCCTGCCATCCACGTCATGGAGCAGGAAGTCGGGAAGATAAAACAATCCGTTGTCCAGGACAAAGCCTTCGGGTTCATATTCCCAGCGCACGTTACAGGCGTCAAAGAAGATTGCCCATCTGGCTTCCAGCCTTGAGCGGAACCGGTAACCTTTGTATTCAGTCTCGATTGGTTTCATGCTTTACTCCTTCCCGGCGGAACCGCTGTGAGCGGTCCCGCCATTTCCTTTTCAGTCATTGGCCCCGGCACACTGGTCGGCCAGCGCTTCCAGGCAGAAGCCCAGGGCCTTCAGGATGGCGTTCAGCGCGTCGTCCCCGCTACCGGCGATCATGACGCCCACGCACTTTTCGTCCTTATCAAGTACCGGCTTGAACAGGAAGTCCCCGTTCACGCTGTCGATGCACAGGAAGAACCTGCCTCCCGCCATCCGGCAGCCGCCGCCCTTAAAGCCCGTGGTACCGGCCTCCGCCTCCAGGACGGCTTTACCCTCCTCCACAAAGCGCCGGAAGGTCTCCACTTCAACTCCGTTGACCTTTTTCACTCTTCCATCGATTGCATACATTTTGTTTTTCCTCCTTTATCTGTTTTGCCGGGCCAGTCTTTCCCGGTCCTACATTCCTCTGTAGAGATAGAGCCCATATTTTCAGCGGGTTTGTAAAAATAATTTTTATTCCTTATTTAAAAAGGCCGCCTCCGAAAAAAAATTCGGGAGCGGCCAAATTTTTCGCCCTTATCTCTACAGGGAAATAGGAAGGGCAAAACAGCGGGCAAAAAATTTTTTAATTTTACCGGAAAAAACTGTCCTAACTCTACAGAGGAATATGAGAACAGAAGAAAGGAGGAAAATCCAATGACAAAAAAGGACAAAGTTCTCATCGACGGACTGAGGAACCTGGCCCGGGCAGTGGCAGACATCGCCGCCGCGCTGGAAGGGTCTGACGCCAAAACCAAAGTTGCCCCGGCAACTCCCACTCCGGTGCAGGAACCGGCACCCGAACCCGCGCCGGCACCGGAAGAGGCGCCAAAGCCTGTGACCTTTGAGGAACTCAGGGGTTGTCTGGCTGAAAAGGCAAAGAACGGTTACCGGGACGAGGTCAAGGCGATGCTGGCGAAGTACGGTGTCGAACGGCTCTCCGAAGTGGACGATCCGGACACCTGGGCTGTGATGATGCTGGAAGCGGAGGAAATCGGCCATGGCTAACCACGCATACCTCTCCGCTTCTGCCAGCCACCGCTGGATGGCCTGCCCGCCCAGCGCCAGGCTGTGTGCCCAGGAGGATGACCGCACCAGCGAGTACGCCATCCAGGGAAGCTGCGCCCACGAACTGGGACAGTTCCTGGTGGAACAGGCGCTGGGGCGGGAATGCCGTGACCCAACCGAAGACCTTACCTATTACAATGCGGAGATGCAGGAGGCCGCCGAGGCGTACCGCGACTTCGTGATGGAACAGGTAAACGCGGCGAAGGCCCTGTGCAGGGAACCGCTGGTCTGTGTCGAGCAGACCCTGGATTATTCCAAATGGGTACAGCACGGCTACGGCACCGGGGACTGCGTCATCGTAGCCAACGGTGTGCTGCATGTAATTGATCTCAAATTCGGGGTCGGTATCCTCGTTTCGGCAGACCACAACAGCCAGCTCATGTGTTACGCGCTGGGTGCGTTGGACACCTTCGGGTGCCTGTACGACTTCGACCGCGTCCGGCTGAGCATCTTCCAGCCCCGGCGGGACAACGTGGATACCTGGGAGACCAGCAAGGCAGAACTGCTTCGCTGGGCCGAGGAAGTCCTGGCCCCCGTCGCCAGGTTGGCATACAAGGGCGAAGGCGAATTCAAAGCCGGCGACCATTGCCAGTTCTGCAAGGTGAAGGCCACCTGCCGGAAACGCGCCGAGTACGCCATGGAGCTGGCTAGGTTCGACTTCGCGGACCCGCCTACCCTGGACGATGACGAGATCGCCGGCATTCTGCCACAGATCGATAATCTGGTCGCCTGGGCGGAGGATCTTAAGGCATGGGCGCTGCAGCAGGCGCTCTCCGGCGTCCGGTATCCCGGGTTCAAGCTGGTGGAAGGCCGGAGCATCCGGAAGTACACTGATGATACGGCAGTAGCCGAAGCCGTCATCAGGGCGGGTTTCGACCCGTTCGAAAAGAAGCTGCTTGGCATTACGGCGATGCAGAGGCAGCTTGGCAAAAAGAAGTTTGATGAACTGTTAGGCGGGCTTGTAATCAAGCCCCAGGGCAAGCCGGTACTTGTGCCGGCCTCAGACAAACGTGCGGAAATGAATTCCGCGGCAAACGATTTTATGGAGGAATAATATTATGGCAATGAAAAATCCGTGCAAAGTAATTACTGGAAGAAAGACTGTATTTAGCTATCTTAACGTGAACGAACCGAAGGCCCCGATGGGCGGCGGTACCCCGAAGTACAGCGTAAGCCTCATCATCCCGAAGTCCGACAAGGTGACCTATGAAAAAATCCAGGCCGCCATCAAGGCAGCCTACGAGGAAGGCCAGGGCAAGCTCCGCGGCACCGGCAAGACCGTACCCAAACTGGAAGATTTGAAACTGCCGCTGCGCGACGGTGACAAGAAGGGCGACGATGCCTACAAGGGCTGCTGGTATATCAACGCGAATTCCACCACCAAGCCCGGTGTGGTCGATGCTGACTGCAATCCTATTCTGGACACCAGCGAGCTGTATTCCGGTATCGTAGGCCGCGCCAGCATTAATCTCTATGCCTTCAACAGCAATGGCAACCGCGGCATCGCCTGTGGTCTGAACAATTTGCAGAAGCTGGCAGATGGCACGGCCCTCGGTGGCCATACCCGCCCTGAAGATGATTTTGCCGGCCTGGATGATAGCGATGACGACTTCCTGGACTAAAAGTAAAAATAGCGGCAGGCATAAAGCCTGCCGCCCTTCGGGAGAATGGATATGATGCAAAATCTGTACATTGACATTGAAACCCGGAGCAGTGTGGATTTAAAGAAAGGAGGCGTATACCGTTACGCCTCCTCTTCTGATTTTGAGATGCTGCTGTTCGGGTATGCCGCCGATGACGGCGAAGTAAAAGTAATTGATCTGGCATCCGGGGAAACCCTGCCGGACGAAGTGCTCCGTGCACTGGTTTCGGATGATACAGTTAAGTGGGCGCACAATTGTTCTTTTGAACGGGTCTGCCTCTCCTGCTGGCTGCGGAAGCACTACCCTGCCCTGTTCAGCGGAAACTACCTTGACCCGAAGTCATGGCGCTGCACCATGGTACTTGCCGCCTACAACGGCCTGCCCCTCAGCCTGGAGAAAGTTGGCGCCGTGCTTGGCTTTGAGGAACAGAAGTTAAAAGAAGGACGCGATCTCGTCCGCTACTTCTGCACACCCAGCCGGACGGAAGGCCGAAAATGGAACCTTCCGGAACACGCGCCCGACCGCTGGGAGACCTTCAAAGTCTACAACAAACGTGACGTGGTAGTTGAAATGCAGATACTGCACCGGCTTCAAAAATACATGGTACCGGACAGCGTCTGGGAAGAATACCGCCTCGACCAGGAAATCAATGACCGGGGCATCATGATTGACCGCCGGCTGGTGGAACAGGCCATCCGCATCGATGAACTTTCCAAATCCAGCCTGACTGCAGAAATGATAAAACGTACCGGGCTGGACAATCCCAACAGCGTGGTGCAATTAAAGTCCTACCTTATGCAAAACGGCATTGATGCCGATACGATTGGTAAAAAGGAAGTGGCCGCAATGATAAAAGAGGCACCGGCAGATATCGCGGAGGTGTTATCCCTGCGGTTACAGCTCGCCAAGAGCAGCGTAAAAAAGTACACCGCCATGCAAAATGCCGCCTGTGCGGATGACCGTTGCCATGGTATGTTCCAGTTTTACGGTGGAAACCGCACCGGGCGTTTTGCCGGCCGCATAGTGCAGCTGCAAAATTTACCGCAAAACCACCTGCCCGATTTGGAGCAGGCGCGGGAACTGGTACGGCGGGGTGATTACGAAATGTTGTCCACGCTGTATGAATCTGTGCCGAACGTACTGTCAGAGCTGATCCGCACCGCCTTCATCCCCACTCCCGGTTATAAATTTATTGTCAGCGACTTTAGCGCCATAGAGGCCAGAGTGCTCAGCTACCTGGCCGGGGAAAAGTGGCGCCTGGAAGTATTCCACCATGGTCGGGACATTTATTGTGAAACTGCAAGCCGCATGTTTGGCTGTGTTGTGGAAAAGAATGGTCTGAATGGGCATTTGAGACAGAAAGGCAAAATTTCTGAGCTGGCCCTTGGTTATGGTGGATCTGTTGGGGCGCTTAAAGCTATGGGAGCCTTGGATATGGGCCTTACCGAAGAGGAACTGCAGCCGCTGGTCAACATGTGGCGTCGCGCAAACCCGCACATTGTGCAGTATTGGTGGGGCGTTGATGCTGCTGTGAAAAAAGCCATGCTGGATAAAGTCCCCACCAAGGTCGGCTGCGTCCGCTTTGAGGCACGGAACGGGATGCTGTTCATCCATCTTCCGAGTGGCCGGCGCCTTTCCTATGTGAAACCCCGGATCGGCGAGAACCGTTTTGGCGGTGAGTCCGTGACCTACATGGGCGTTGACGGTACCAAACACTGGAGCAGAATCGAAAGCTACGGCCCCAAATTTGTGGAAAATGTTACCCAGGCTATCAGCCGGGACATCCTCTGCTACGCCATGCGCAGCCTATCCCACTACCGTATCGTCGGCCACGTCCATGACGAACTTATCATCGAAGTCAGCAAGGATACACCGCTGGATACCATCACCGAACAGATGGGCCGGACGCCACCGTGGCTGCCGGGGTTGGAACTCCGGGCCGATGGATACGAGTGCATGTTTTACCAAAAACAATAAACAGAAGTAGGCGGTGCCGGGTTATTCGCCCGGCATCGCCTTTCTTGTTTTAACTATTTTTGTAGGCCTCACCGATTTCCCTGATTTTGTCAATCATTTTATAAATCCGGGAAGTCTTTACACCAAGCCGCTGGGCAATGCTTGCCGCGGATTTCTCGTCCAGGATTTTCGCTTCCAGTACCTGAGCAAACAGGGGATCCTTCGCGTCCAGCAGGTTGCGGATTTCCCTGTATACCATGGCATAGTATGCCTTCTCTTCGGCAGACACGTCCGCTCCGGGCTCATAACCGACTTCGACCAACCCGTCCAGGCTGATGACCGGCCGTTTTTTCTCGTTCCCGTAAGGACAATGGGCGCAGGACATGTTGCTCGGGCACCGAATCCAATCTTTCCTTGTGCCCGGAACCATGCACCTTTTGGCGGCGTACTCCTGCCAGTGCTCATAGTTCAGACCTTTCCATAAAAACTCTGCGACAGCCAGTTCTTTCACTTTTACAAAATATACCATCACTGGCTTGCCGCCACCAAAACGCCATTTTCGGCAGTCAGTCCAGTTAATGTGGTAGTTGGCCAGATCGGCCTGGTCCCTGATTTGCACCGGAGCGTCGTACCAAACAGTACCGTCCGGGTCAACGGTGAAATTGTGCCTGAATGCGGCTTCAGGCGTGGCCTTTACTTTGTTTGCCATATTGATTTTCTCCTTTTTCCAATAAATGGAAACGGAGAAAACCGTTATGGCATGCCAGTTTGATTCTCATTCGGTCACCTCTGCGGATTACTCCGTTTCCATGAAGGTGACCAGCAAGATCGCGTTCGCTGGCATCCTTGGTTGATATACAGGCCGTAGCTACGGCTGCGATACACCCTGCCATCCCGTGCACTGGATTGCAGGCGCCGCAGTTCCGGCATTACAAACAGTTTTTAATTGGTTCTTGTGGATATCCACTCTCTTACAAGCAAGTAGTTAAATCCCTTCACTATATAACAGAAATGAAGGCTAGTAATTGAGGGTATCGTAGTAAAGAATTAAGCATTTTATCCTTCACTTATACATTACACCTAAAATCAGCACCTCGGTCCGACTCTTGGAGTCGGATGGAAAACACCGAAAAATAGGCAAAAAAATAACCGTACTGAGGTTTTTAACCTCAGTACGGTATCAAAATCCGACTCGCCGGGTAGGATGGTCTATATTAGATTATAAAAACATTGTGGTCATTAAGAAAC